AATGGCTTCTTCTGATGCATAATCGTGTTGCGTTACATAATCGACCGGATTGTAAAAAGTTGGTGTTTTCTCAAAATCAAAGCCATACAGATCTATTTTGGCCGCACCGGCTTCACGGCATAAATCAATGGCCATAAAGCCTGTTGATGGCTGTTTACCAATCCATGCCCTTAATCTTGATCGCATTGTGTTGCCGATTGTTAAATCGCCGCATTGCGTGCTATTTGAGCGATTGATCGAAAAAATAGATTTGTAACTTGACTTTTCATCTATATTTAGTTCGCAAGCCAACAATAAAATATCTGTTCTGCTTCCCTGAGCTTTGATATCTGTCACAAAACCTCGATTAAAGCGTATAACAACATCATGCGCATCAATCTTTTCGCCGTTTTCTTTGCTGAATATGCTTTGAGCGTTACCAACAATTGCCACTGTTTTGCTTTTGATAAAATCTTTAACGTCAAATATCTCATCATAAGGCATATAATACATTAGCGATTTATCTTTGCCGCATATATGTAAAACAGCAACATCTTCCAATGAAATTGACCTTTCGCCATATTCTCTATTATAGCAATAGTTCCATTTTTCCGGCAAATATTCGATTTTGCCCTGCATGGCTACATTAAGCAACGTTTCTTCATGGCACCAAAATTTTGGCGATGCTTTTGCATTAAGGCATTTTTGCGTAAATTTAATTTTGCGCAATGCTTTTAAGTTCATCAACATAACGCCGGTATTAACATATTTTTCGATGCCTAAATCCTTTGCCTGGTCTTTTCCGGTATCGTGGCTTTCGCATAAGCCCAAATATTGGACTTCCATATTCCACAAATCATCAAGCGGCTTTTGAATAATCGTGTCCGGATCAATAAATAAAATCTTGTCATAAGGCAACTCCGTTAAAAATAACTTTAGATAAGTTGTTGATGTGATACGGTCATTTTGGCCACGCTGTTTATATGTTCCCTCAAGCGGAATAACAACATTGTCGAATTTTGTTTCCAACGGCTCAGGGCTAACAATTGTAATATGTGCATCGGGATTTGTTTTTAATAACGATGCCGATGATGTTTCAACAAAATGCATATAATTTTCATCTGAAACATAAACAATTTGCATTTTATCTTTACTCATAGTTTTTCCCCTTTTTATGTTTATTAAAAATGCTATATTTTTCCCATTCTCGTTCAAAAATGATGTCAAATTCTGTCATCTTTTTATATCCTTTCGTTTTTCTAAAATTCTTTTGGCTTTGTATTCGGCAAAAATTTTTAAATCCCATAAGGTAACAATTTGTTCAAACTTTTTGCCAAGTTCATAGCTGATTGCCTGTTTTCCCTTCAAAAATTCGTATAAGTGAGATTTTGAGCATTCAACAATACTGCATATGTCATCATAGCTTGCGCCGACTTCTTTTTTCCAAAGCCTAACATCTTCCCTTAGGCAATCTGTATATAATAAATTGCTCATCTCAGCACCTCATCGATTTCGGTTAAAAGTTTTTTAGCCTCGGTTTTTTCGGCCTTTGATACAACCCTGTCATCATAATCTTCTGTATCAATTTTAACGTAAATGCGAGATTGTTTAAGAAGTTCTTGAAGCTGCAACAACTTTTTTCCCATAGCCTGGTTTGTTTGTATCGAGCTGTCCATATTTTCATTTAAGGCTTTCCATTGCTCATAAGATGGAACCGGCGCAAGAATTTTTGTTTTGCAACCATCCTTTGTAAATCTGTAACGTTCAAGAACCCATTTACTACCGATATAAATTTCCCCGTTTGGAAGTTTCGCGTAATAAAAACCATCAGGCAATTGAGCGTTTATCATTTTGACGGTTAAATCATCATTTTTGATATCATTTGATGGTTGCGAGGTGTCATAATTTTCTTTAATGAATTGATTAAACCCATCTTGAAAATCTTTCAAATTTCCATTTGCAACATTATTTGCAACATTTTTTGATTTTTGCATTTTATTTGTCATACCCTAACCCCCTTATGATGTTTTTTGTTTCTGCTTGTGTTAAGTCTGTTTTGATAATGGTTCGTTTGCTACAACCTGAGCAAACAAATATTAAAGTTTTTTCGGCGATAACAAATTCGCCATTCGCTTTGGTCAGAATAAAGGTGTTGCCGTATTGTTCCCAATGGTAACGCCAAGCCAATTCGCTTATAGTTTCATCATTTGCCATTTTTTTTCTCCGATAAAAAATTATCTTTTAACCATTGCTGTATGTGCGTAATTTTGTTTTGATCCCATGTATTTGCGCGTAATTTTTCAAGATCATGAATTACCGGTCTTATAGCTAAGTTAGAACATTTTTGTTCGATCTCAGAACCTAGAACGCAACCATCCATAAATGCTTTTGCTGTTTTGAACGATATTTTATCTTGTGTTGTTATTACCGGCCGATGAAATTTTAGCCAATCAATGATTTTATTTAGCTTTATTGTAAACATTTTAATTTAACTCCTCAACCGTGATAAATTTACGACTGGCCAAATAATCACACTGATGCACAAATTTTTGTTCTTTTGTTTCCGGCTTTGGTAAAACTTCAGAGCCGTTTTTATCTGTATTCCATTGCCCCATGTGTGAGCGGATCATACCGGCAATATTTTCAACTAATGCCATATCGTCAAATTTGTTTATCCTAGCCGTATCAATCAACAATTTTGCGGCATCAAGCGGATGTTCAATGGTTGTCCATTGGTTGCCGGTTAAACCTTTTTTAACCGTATCATGCAAAATCAGTGCGGCATAAATCTGATCACTTTTTGTAGCGAGCGTTGCATACATTTCAATGCTAAGCAAGCATTCTGCAATTTTAACCGCCGCTTTGGTATGACGCACCAAACCGCCATCGCCAAGCGTATAAGCCGGATGATATTTTCCGGTTGTGCTGGCCGGCATGGTGTAAAAATAGTCAGGCGCGGCTTCTAGCGTATCAACAACCAATTGGCGCAGATCCTTATTTTGGATCAATTGTGTGTAATTGTTAAAAATATCTGATTTACTCATTTTTTAAGCCTTTCATCGTAGCGAGTAATTAACGAAATGTAATATTGTTTTGTTTGTTTAATGGTGTTTAAGACATATTGCATGCATTCAATTTCATAGTCTGCCTCAATTTGTTTCATGCGACCTTCGGCAACCCAACGCGGATAAAACCTTTTGCGCTTATCAATTTCACGTTCAACGCATTTTATTTGCTCATCAAGTGTCATGATTTGACTCCTGTTATATGTTCAAAAACGTATAAGCCTAGCTCCGGTTTCACGCAGTTGCGGAGAATTTGACGTTTATCAATACCATCAAATTTGTATTTGCTTAAATCAATACCGAGTTTCTTTTCCATCTGATTTACAATTGCCCCCTCTATACCATCAGGATCAAAATAAGTGCCTAAAATGAATTTATTGCTCCAATAATGATGTCTTTGTATCGTAAAGCTTGGTTGTATCAGCGGTTTATAAAACGGGATAACGTTTTCAACCACCCAATCACATTTTGCATAAAGCTGTAAAAGTAAAATCTCTTGATAAAGTTTCATATCAGGATAAATAGCTTCAGATTGTCCGGCATATACACGCATTGCCCGAAGCTGTGAATGCGTTTGACACGGCGGAGATGCCCAAATAAAATCAAATTCTTTATAATGATCTAAAAGATATTGATGCGCATCGCCGACAATGACATTGTCATTCGGATAAAAATCTTTATATGCCGCGGCAATAGACGGATTTATTTCGACAGCCGTCACTTCGATTTTATCGTTTGGCCACAACTTGCGATTTCCGCCGACTCCTGCATATAAATTGAGAACTTTTAACATGATTTATCCTTTTAAGCTTGGGGCGGGATTGCCGCCCCGATTGCATCCATTATCTGTCTTGCGGCGTGTTTCCATAGAAAATCGGCAAGCCAACATCTTTTTTGATGGCATCAAGTTCTTCATCGATGGCCTTTTCGATGGCCTGATCTAAGTTGATGACTTCATACCACCATTTAACCGAGCCATTATATAAGCGATAACGCAACCGGCACGGCAACTGATAGTTTTTGCCGCCATCCAAAATCGGAATGACAATCAAAAACATATTCGGCACTTTAATTTTATTACCCGATGCATCTGTGTGTTCGCTTGAAAAATCAAGCGTTGCTTCACCGGTGTTGGTATCATATTTGACGGTGGCGCGTTCATCGTTACGAATGGCAATGCCTTTTGATAATTCAACCATTTTGCTAACACTGGCGAAATGGCCACCGACACGCATGCGGATCTCTTTTAAGGCTTCACTTTCGGCGGTTTTATCCGGTTCGGCCAAATCAAGAACATTCTTTTCGATGAAAAATGCAAAATCCACTTGCCCCATGGTTTCGCCGTTGTTGTTTTTCCACTGTAAAAGTTCTTTGCTGAACGGAAATGCATAAACGGCCTTATGCTTTTCAAAACTTGGTTGTTCCTTTGTTGCACAATCAAAAATGCAAGTGATATTTTGGTCAGTTTTATTGTAAAACATTGCCGAATTTTCAGTTTTGTAACGATTTGTAAAATCACAAAAACTGGTGCACGTGTGCAAATTTGTTGTGCCTTTTAATGTTTCAGGCGTCAGACGCTCGGCATCAATATATTTTTTCAACGGTTCAATATGCATATTTTCAGGATATGCAACAAAGCCTTTCATGTTGTCATCGTATATCATACGTGGCGTGTATAAATCTTCCATTGTGTCACGCATAGCGAGAACATCATTTTGTATTGTGTTATCCATTGATATCTTTCCTTTCTTGATCAAAGTTTACGATTTCACGTTTGCCGGTGATAACATCAAAGGGCAAACTTGGTTGTTTTGGGTTTTCACGGCAAAGGCCATTGTTTGATGTAGTCCAAAAGATGGTTCTGCCGCGTGGTTTTTCGGGTGTTTTGCTTGTTACATTGGCAGTGACTGTCACATTGCCACTGTCTAAAACAAGACTAAGTGTTATATTGATTGATGCTTTTGCTTGGCGCATGCCGTCACTATCACACCGTTCCTGTAAAGCTTTAATTGCTTCTTCGAGTTTTTGTGAGCAATCGGCATTAAATTGGCCGTTTTCAAGCTCATATAAAACTCTGCTGAAGTCTTTTATTTCATTTATTTTGGTTTCCATGTTGTTTAATCCTTTTTGTTTAATTCAAGATCAGGGCTTGTCCGTTGGTTGATGTTGTGGATTTAACCGGATTTGCCCCGTTAAAAGAGGTGGGCGGCGGAAGGCTAGAAGTATTCGAAAACAAACCGCGCCGCCCGAGTTCCGTTTTTTTTAGAACGGAACATCATCGTCAAGATCTGATGTTGTAGTGCTCCATCCTGTCGGTGCCGCTTCTGATGCTGGTTCAGCTTGTGGATCCACAGGAGTGCTTTCGCGCCGGTCTAAAATTTGTAAATTGGAATTATAGCCCCCGACAACGATTTCGGTTACATAACGATCTTGACCGTTGTTGTCTTGGTATTTGCGAGTTCGCAAACGACCTTCGACAAACAATCGATTTCCTTTTTTGACATACTGTTCAACAACATTGGCCAGTCCATCTGTGCTGACAACAACATTGTGCCAATCTGTCTGTTCTTTAACCTCGCCTGTTTGTTTGTCTGTCCATTTTTCAGACGTAGCCAAAGAAAATGTTGCAAATTTGCCACCGGTTTGCGTGGTCATGATCTTTGGATCTTGTCCGACATTTCCGATAAGTGTTGCACGATTTAATGACATTTTGTTTTTTCCTTTTCTGTTAGAGTTAAAATTATTGACGTGTCCAGGTTAAACCCTCAAGTTCATACCATTGTTTGATACCTTTTAAGATGACTTCATATTTTTGCCCCTGAGAGCTACCGATTACACCGGCGCAATCCATATCACGCAAGCAAATATCAATAGCGGTTTGAGCCTGTTTTTTGGTGGCATCCGCCCAAGAACTTTCAACAATCATATTGCCGCGTTTATTTACCAATCCGGCAACGCGCTTATAATAAAGGCGTAAATCGTCATAATCGGAAAAACTGGCGCAACCACTTGCAAAAAAGCATTCCAAAAGGCTGTGAAACAAATTATTTTGTTTTTGTGTTTTATAGGATTGTTTGCTGAGCAAATCGAAATATACGGTATCTCCTGATATTTTTTCGATTTGTTGTAAGGCCGCCGGCAGATCTGCAAAGATTTTTTTGGCGTATTCTTTTGATATTTCCATATTATACCACCTTTTTTTTAAGTTGGCTAATATCAATGTTTAAGCCCGCAATAACATCTTTCAATTTTGCATTTTCAGCTTTCAAGTCGCGGTTTTCGATAGATAGCTGTAAATTTTGCAAATTAAGTTTTTTCAAATCTTCTGTCGGTGTTAATGTTCTCTTATATTCTGCCATGGTCTTAAATCCTTAATATTTGCTGTGCCAATTCGCTTCAAAAGCTTTATTAAATTCAGGTGTTTGACGGATGAAATTAACCATCCTATCAATACGACCTAAAAGTTTTTGAAGATTGTCGGCATCTTTGTGATAATATTCGACATAAACATCCTTGCCGGTGGAGATGACATACTTAAAATGTTCTAAGCCTGAGCATTCCATATATAAAAGATGTTGGATCGATTGTTCGTATTTTGGGCAATCATAGGTGCTGACACGCTTAATATCGTAAATTGTATCTGCACGGATAACATCGGCTTTACCATACAAAACATAATCACCAACAGTTTTGCAAAGTTTTTCTTGCCAAATGCCATGGCCGACAATATCGGCCACATCTTTGGCATTTTCCATTGGCTCAACATTCAAGCCGTTGCAAATATCATTTACGGAGTTTTCAAAATCGATGCCACGTTGCAAAATTTCGTTTGTTGTATAAACCTTATTTAAGGTATTCAAAAAATCTTGCTTTGCTTTGGCTTCAATTTCGGCCGCTTTTTCGCCATATAATTCGAAGTCACCTTCGGCATAATAAATGTATGAATTATACAGCGTTGGCGTGATTAAATATTTTTCTGTGTTATTCGGCATTTGCAACCTCAAATTTTTTGGTTTCTTTATTAAAAACAGCATTCAAGTTTTTGGCCGCATCCATGACACAATGTTTGCAATAAATTGCGCTATCCCATACGACTTCCAAACCTTTAAGTTCTTCATAAACGGCATTTAAGCTGTCGGCATCTTTGATGCAGTCGATTTTGGCGTCAATGACGGTTTTTAATCCGTTGTATTTATCCAAAAGTTCAGCATCATGCTGTTTGCGACTGGCAACGGCGGCCATAATTTGATCTTTGAAAAAAGTATTTCCGTTTGACGTGTCCGGAATTTCAATCACTGCCGGTAAGCCGAGCGAATTTTTAGCATAGTATTTTTCGGTTGGCGTGAATGAAACGGTGCGTTTGCTTCCTTTCATTTCGACATAACCCATTAAATCCAATTCTTTAACGATATCTTTGCCGGATGATCCCGAAACATCAGGGCGAACAAAACGAGTATCGCCATCCTTATCTTCTTTTTCGTGTGCAACGAAAATAACGGATTTATTCATATTTAAGATTGTTTTGCTTAATGTTTGAAATTGAACTTTGATAGCGCCCCATGCTTTCATTGAAAGTGTGCCATCACCCTGTTTGAATTTCGGGTTTTGAAGCGCGACATAATCACCCATACGATCAATCAATTTACCGAGTGTGTCAATAACAATGGTATTAAACGGTGCCAATTCGTCAGAATTGATTAAATCTAAAATTTGCTGATAACTTTCAACTTGTAATGACGGACATTGAAAGCGTTTTTCAACACGATGCAAGCCACGATCAAGATCGATCAGAACCGGTTTATCGGCTGACAAAGCAAGTGTTGTTTTGCCGGCGCCTGGTTGGCCGTAAATCATGCATGAAATTGGTTGATTGCAAGTTAAATCTGCAGGTTGAATTAATAAAGACATTTTAAGATCCTTTCTAGTTGTTGTTTATAAGTTGGTGGTAAAGTTGTTGGTTTTGTTCAAGTATCGCAATTTCTTGCTTAAGATTGCCAATCGCGAAATAGCAATCTATGACACTGTAAACAGCATATATTGTTGAGAGTATGCATAACGGAAAAAGTATTTTCATTTTATAGCCTTTCATGTAAGTTTGTTTTCGTTATGTCATATTATTATAATATTTTGTAATAAATGTCAATAAAAAAATTACAAAAAATTATAAAATATTTTATTTTATTACAAAATATTCGCAAAAACAACGACTTAAAAATGTGGAAAAATTTTAAAAAGATAAAAAAAATCCCGCCAAAGCGGGAAAATTAAAAAAACTAATCGTGTTATTTATTTACAACTATATATTACGTAACGTTCATAACTATTTAATGCATAACCATTTGCGTTGCCCGAAAATGATCCGTAAGTATTTGAACGACCATAAGCATTTATTGAATTTCCTAAGCCATAAGCTGTGCTATGTCCATAAGTATTGTATTGGCTTCCACCGGTAAGATCATAACCGGAAACGGTGCCGATTTGGTTTTCATTTGCCATTAATACATTAAAGCCCCTTGGGCATATTTCACCCATTTTTTTAAGACAATCACCATACGTTAAATATGTGCCACCGCATTTTGCTTGATAAACAGGAGTCCCGTTTTCATCGTTATATAAAAAACTATTTGTCGCGCATGATGCAACACAAAGGACAGATATTAATAAGTATTTTTTCATCATCCAACCCTTTTTGCTTCAAGTGTATATATAACTTTACCAATGATATGCACTTCACCCATTTTTGCTGTTATGTCTTTATAATTTGGATTATCTGAATGAACCGTTATATCATTTAAGCCACCTTGCAGACGCTTAACAGCAAGGCCGGTTGTAAGCCATAACACAAATAATCCATCGGAGTCCGGTGAATTGCGCGTAACATCTACCAATACCCAATCACCATTTTTTAATGTTGGTTCCATAGAATCCCCAAAAACCTGTATCATTTTAACGTTTTCGGGAGTTGTATTGGAAATATGCTTAAATGTTTCGATAGGCATATTCCATGTGCCAACAACATTTTCTGAAATAAGATCATTTCCTATACCGCAACACGCCTTAACATCAAGTATATCAATATGTGCTGTGTTGTCAATCTGCTTATCTTCAGTTGCTTTGAAGATATCATCTAAGGTCACATTTAAAACGCGAGCAATATCATCTTGCATTTTAGGTGTGATTTCACGACCGCCGTTTTCAATAAGCGATAACAAAGATTGACTTATCCCCAGACTTTTTGCCATATCCGGCTGAGTTAATCCCAACTTTTTTCTTAAAACTCTTATGCGATTTGGTGTCATATTAGCCCCCTTTACTAATATTATATTACAGAAAATTATAAAATACAAGCTTTTTCGTATGAAATATTTTATAATATTTTGTAATTTTATATTGACAATTATTACAGAATATTATAAATAATATTACAAAAAGGAGAAATTTTATGACACTTAAAGATTACCTCATTCGCGAAAATAAAAAGATTTATGTTTTCGCCCAAGAAGTAGGCGTTTCACAGCCTACATGCAGTTTATGGGTTTCGGGTGTGAGAGTTCCAAAACCGAAACACATGAAAAAAATTGTTCAATACACAAATGGCGAAGTTTTGCCAAATGATTTTTACCCTCAAAACCAACAAAATCAAGGAGTTCCTCATGATTAAAATAATTGATGCAAAAACAATTACCGAAAAAAAGAAAAAAACGGCAAAAAAAGATGCCAAAACCATGATAGCTGACGGCGAAAAAATGCGCCCGATGACTTATGATGAAGCGTGTGCCAGCATAAAGGATTTAAAAAAAGAAAATGACGCTATAAAAAAAGAATGCACAAAGTTAAAAGCTGATTTTAATAAAATAGTTGATAAAAATGCGCAATTAGAAAAAAAACAGCACGATCTTTTGGCAGAAAAAGCGGAAATTAAAAATAATTTTCAAAACATTAAAAGTCAATTATCTAACACTATAAAAGATCAACTTAACCAATTATCGGAAAAAGAAAAGCTTTTTAATGCAACTTTGGATATTGCTGTCGTGCATAATGTCCAAAGAAAACGTTATAAGTGCGGCTTTTTTGCTGTCATTTTACTTTTGATTGCTGAAAATTTATCGTTCTTTTTCGGTTCTTATATTCAAACATGGATCGATTTGCTGAGATGATTGCAGATTTTATGGATAAAATCATCAATGCAGACAGTCTGACAGTCTTAAAACAACTGCCGGATAAATGTATTGATTTGATTTTAACCGATCCACCGTATGGCATTAATGTCAGCAAATCAGTTTATAACGTTGAAGCCGGTCAAAAGCGAAGCCATAACGCAAAAGCGGTTGCCGGCACATATAAACATGCAGATTGGGACTCCGATATTCCGACCAAAGAATACTTTGACGAGATGGAACGAGTTGCTAAACATCGCATTATTTTCGGCGGCAATTATTTCACAGAATATTTAAAACCATCTTCCGGCTGGATTTTTTGGGATAAAAACAACGGCACCAATGATTTTGGTGATGGTGAATTGGCATGGACTGATTTTAACAAAGCAATCCGAAAATATCAATACACTTGGAATGGTATGTTGCAAGAAGATATGAAAAATAAAGAGATCCGCATTCATCCAACACAAAAACCTGTTGGCTTGTTGATGAAAATTTTACGTGATTATTCGGAGCCTGGTTGGCTGGTGATGGATCCGTTCAGTGGTAGCGGATCAACTGCTATTGCCTGTGAGCGATGGGGATTACCTTTTATATGCGTTGAACGCGATGTTGATTATTACAAAGTAAGCATCAAACGCCTAGATGACGAGCGAAAACAACTTAATTTATTTAATGGGAGATATTGATGGCAAAATTGGTATTAAACAAAGATATCTTTCAAAGAATGTCGGCCGCTCAGTATCAAATGGAAAAAGGCCTTCAACACATGCAATATGTCAACGGTGTTGCAGTTAATAGCGAAGATGATTTATGCAAATCGTTTGTGAGATGGTGGGACAGGATATACCCCGACAGAAAATTTGATTTAATCCATATTCCAAACGAGGGAAAAAGATCAGCAATATATGGTAAAAAATTAAAAGATATGGGCTTGCGTGCCGGTTCTCCGGATTATGCCGTTTTCGATAAAGGCAAGTTTATTGGATGGATTGAGGTCAAATTCGGTAAAAACGATTTATCACCCGATCAAAAATTGTTCAGTCAGTATTGTAAAAATAATGGCATCAAATATGCAAAGGTTTACACGTTTAAGGAATTTACAGACATTTTGCAAGCATGGGGCATTTATGATCCAAAGCGTGATAAGGTGCCTATTTTTAAGAATTTTAACGGTTGCCAAATTGGAAGAGCGGCCGCGGAACTGTTATTCAAAAACAACGGACTTAAGATCAACAATGGGGGCGCCGAGCCTAGTCCAGCTCAAAAGGTGTTCCCGCCTTTAAAGGACACAAAGGATGCAGGATAAATTTATATTCTCGTCGAGTTTCAAAGAGATTGCAGACAAACTGCCCGATGATATGCGCCTAAAATTTTATGACGCGCTGACGGATTATGCACTTAATGGAATAGAGCCGGATGATAAAGTTATTAATGCCCTGATTACTGCTTTGAGGCCAAATTTAACCGAAAGACGTGGAGGCAATCATAATCCGACAGGTCAAAATCAATATAACAAGGTCAAAAATGGTCAAAATGAGGTCAAAACAGGTCAAAACATAAAAAGTGAGGTTTTAAGCAATATAAGTTTGCTCAAAGACGGTCAAAATGACGTAAAAAAAGAAAATACCCCCTTAAACCCCCAAAAGAATAAAAATATATATCCCCCTGATATATTAATAAATATATCTTCCCCCATGGATCGAAAAAAGGAATTTCAACAAAAATTTGAAGAGTTTTGGAAGCTGTATGTGCCTGTATCGGGCACAAACGGCAAAATGGTGGCTAAAGGCTCAAAGTCTGAAGCTGAAAAAAAATTTATACGAATTTTAGAAAATGGAGAAAATTATGAAAACATTAGAAACGGCTTGCAAAAGTATCTTGAGTTCTGCCGAAGAAACGACCAAATCACATGCGGAGTTGCCGTGTTCCTCAACCAAAGAAGGTGGGTTGACGGTTATGACAGCATCTCAGTTAGTGCAGAAAACGCCGGAGGAAAACGACAAGAACCTGATGCATTACTTAACACATACGCTGAACTTGCCGATCAGTATCGAAACGGAAAGCGGATATTCTGAATACGGATGGTATCCGGTTTATAAAGTTCATATTGAGCATATGACACATGCCCAAAAAATGCTTGCCATGCAAGCTATCAAAGAGTTTAACATTCCTTTACCGGTTGAAGAGATTTTGAAGCTTATGTATCGCTTGGAATTGGTAACAAATACCGGAAAAGATAAAAACGATATTGATAAAAAAGCACGTGCAGCCGTTTGGGTTGAGGAATTAAGTAAATATCCTGCTGATATTGTTACAAAGGCAATGAAAGCAAAATATAAATGGTTTCCCTCTTTGGCTGAGGTTATAGATAGATGCGATAATGAAATTGCTTATCGTGAATTATTGCGTCAAGGAATAAGATGTTATTATTCCGAAGAAGATGATGGATCAGTAAATTGAGGGGTTGGAATGTATGAAATTAAAGAAACACAGGATATAGAAACGACAAAAGATGTTGAAAATCGAATTTATCATGCATTTTCAGTTTTCAGACATTTACCGGCCATAAAACCGCAAGGATATTTTAATCTTTGGGCAAACATTATGGAAGGTTCCGAACCATCATTTGAGCCAAAGCCAAATTACAAAAAAGATGTTTACATTCCGCACGATATCGAGTTGGCGGAAGAGGTTTGCGATGTTTGGTGGAAAATACTTTTGAAATACAGCTCAATTGAAACGCGCGAATTAATCAAGTATCGATGCGGTGCACCGATTGTCAAGGAAGGAAAAGTTCGCTATAAATGGACAGGAGTCCGAACCTGGTATGATGTTGCCCAAGAATTTTATGTTCATCAAAATACTGCACATAATTGGTGGAATAGTGCAATGAAATTATTGCTTGAAAAGCTTGATAAATAAGGATCGTTGTTTTAAATTGTTGGGCTTTGTGCAAAATTGTGCTATTTTGTGCTGTGCAATTTTACTAAAAGTGTGATATAATATCATTAAGATGGGAAAACTGGAAGCAAAATTTCGGAGTTCTCTTCTTATTTCATTCATAAATGATCCTTTCTAAACGTATTTATAAAACAATGAGTTCCACAATCGCGATGTGGAGCTCATCGGTTTTAGTAAACACATCGTTGTATAAAGTTTTCATTTATTGAAATTCCTTTTTAGAAAACATCCTAGCCCCGCTCCTCATGCGGGGTGATTTTTTATAGGAGAGCACATGAAAACTATTGAAATAAAAAAAGGAAACAAAACGACATTTAAGATTGTGCCGGATGGCTATATCGAAGAGCCACCGGAATTAGAGCAGAAAGATTTAACAACATCAGGCCGCCGGTCAATTGGATTTAGCGACATAAGCGCTGATGTTTGGAATAGGATTTTTAAGCATGGCAAAACTAACAGAAAAACAGAAAAGGTTTGTTCGGGCTTATAAAATCAACGGTAACAATGCCACAAAGGCCGCAGAAAGTGCCGGTTATTCAAAAAAAACTGCACGTTCTCAGGGGCAAAGATTGTTGACAAATGTTGACATTAAAAAAGCCTTAGGCATTGCAGAAGAAAAACTGCAAAAAAAATACGAATACACGGTTGAAAAACTGATTGAAGAACTGGAAATTGCCCAAAATTCGGCAATTGAATTGGGAAATTTGACAGCCTATTTGAAAGCGGTAGAGCTAAAAGGCAAAGCCTTTGGCTTATTTACTGAGAATGTGCGCGGCAATTTTGAATTGACGCAAGCGCTGATCCGATATGTGCCAACGAAAAAAGAAACAGAAAAGCAAAACGATGAAACAAGTGGAAGTTCAAATACCGGAGATATTTAGCCCATTATTGCAAATGCGCATACGTTATAAATTGTTTTATGGCGGCCGTGGCGGCGGTAAATCGTATGCCTTTGCCGATAGTTTATTATTAAAGGCGCGTGATACACATATCAATATCGTTTGCATCCGTGAGGTGCAGGACTCAATAAAAGACTCCGTTTATAAGTTGCTTAGCGATAGAATTAAACACTATGATTTTGTTGATTTTAAGGTTAAGGCCGATAGTATAGAAAATATTGTTACCGGCTCAAAGTTTTTATTTAAGGGCATGCAAGACACAAACAGCATGAACATTAAATCGCTTGAGGGCATCGATATTTGTTGGATTGAGGAAGCTCAAAAATTATCGGCTAAAAGTTGGGAAATTTTGGATCCGACAATTAGAAAAGACGGTTCGGAAATATGGATCAGCATGAACCGCGAGGAAGAACGCGATCCGATTTGGAAAGCAATTGCGGTTAATCCTGACAACAGAACGTTTATTTGTCGTGTAAATTATACCGACAATCCGTTTTGCCCTGATGAATTAAAATGTCAGGCCGAAAAATGCCGTAAAGAAAATTATGACGATTATTGTCATATTTGGCTTGGCGAACCTCGTATTTTAGGCAATAAGCGCTTAATAAGCACCGTTGATGTGCATCGAGCACAAGAACCAAAAATCGATAAATCTGACAGTCCGTTAATTGTTGGCGTTGATATTGCACGCGAGGGAGATGATAAAACGGCAATTTGTTTTAGGCGCGGGCGTTGGCAGTATCGATTGGATAAATACACAAAACTTGACACAGTAGAGGTTGCAAACCTTTTAACCAACATTATTAATGAGCATAAACCGGCACGCATATTTTTAGATGCCGGTTTAAATGGTTATGGCGTTTATGATATTTTGAATGCGCGAGGTTATGGAACTATTGTCAAGGCCATTAATTTTGGCGGAAACGCTATAAAAAAAGACAGATATGCGAATAAACGTGCCGAAATGTGGGGCGAATTGCGCGACTGGTTGCATCAAGAGGCACCGGTTCAGATTGTAAGCGATGACGATTTGGCCGAAGATTTGGTTTCTGTTGAAATAAAGCACGATCAAGATGGTAGATTGATGCTTGAAAAGAAAGAAGATGTTAAAAAGCGTATCAAGCGTTCGCCTGATAGTGGCGATGCCTTAGCTTTGACATTCGCGGAGCCTGTTTACGAAAACAGAAAAGAAAATGTTTCAACCTTTGGCAATGGCAATGTATCGCTTGAACAGTTGTATCGTGATGAAAAAATCACAAATTCGAATACTTGGTAAGGAGTAACAATGAAAATAAAAGCAATTATGGATCGGGTTATTATCCGATTGGATGAAGTGCAAGAAAAATCAAAAGGGGGCATCATATTAAACGATGATGCAGAAAATGTGCGAAATATAGGCATTGTTGAAAGTATCGGTTCAGATGTAAAAAGTGTAAAAGTCGGTGATCGTGTTATTTTTCATACTTTTGATGAATTACCGATATTAAATGATGATCCGAATTTGGTCGCAGTGCGCGAACGTGGGCTTTTGGGAGTGATAACAAATGAGTGAAAACATGCAAGAATTGGTTGAAAATTGGATTGATAGAATTTCAACTGCTGAAAACAAATGGGCAGATTATCATAATCATATCGTAGAAGTCAGGGATTATTACCGAAACGAAAACAAAAAAAGCCGGCAAAATATATTTTGGTCATCGATCGAAACATTGAAGCCGTTTTTGTATTTCAAACAGCCGGTGCCTTATATCGACCGAAAAAATAAAAATATTGATCCTATTGAAAGTGCGGCATCACAAATTTTGGAAAAAGCGCTTGAGTGGGATCTTGAACAGTTTGATTTTGACAGCGTTATTAAATATGCTCGAAATGATTATTTATTGTTTGGGCTTGGTTTGGCTTATGAGCGATATAAACCGACATTTAAGCCCGTTATAACGGTTAATGAATTTGGCGAAGAGGTTACCGAAGAGATAATCGACAGCGAAAAGGTTGTTACAGAATATATTGATCCGGTAGATTTTATTGCGGACTCCGAAAAGGTTGGTATTTGGGAAGATTGCCAATGGTGGGCGCGTGTTATTCATATGACACGAAAAGAAGTTGTTAAACAATTCGGCCAAGATGTTAAAGAATTGTTAATCCATGATGAAAAAGAGGACTACAAGAAAACAACCAATGTTTATGAAATATATGATCGCGAAAGCAGTAAGATTTATTATGTTTCAAAGGATATTAAAGTCCGTTTCTTAAAGGTTGTGGATGATTTAATCAAGGTTACGGGATTTTTCCCGATGCCTAAGCCGATTTTCACGACACAAACAAATAATACATTGGTTCCTGTTTCCGATTATTCGGAAATTAAAGCAATGCTTGATGAATTAGACGGCTTAACCGAGCGTATGCGATTGGTTATGCAGGCATTAAAAGTCACTGGCTGTTATGATAACAGTTTCCCTGAATTAGCTAATATCCTAAATAAAAGTGTTGCGCTTGTTTCGCTGAATGATTTTGAAAAGCTTAAAGAAGCCGGCGGTATTAAGTCAATTATGGATTTTGTTGATATTTCGCCATATGTTGAAGCATTAACTGCAATGGCACAACGTAAATCTGAAATTATCCAAAGTGTTTACGAGATTACCGGCGTCAGCGATATTATGCGCGGCAATAGCAATCCGAATGAAACAGCGACAGCTGTCAATCAAAAAACAAATTTCGGCACATTGCGCAACCAAGACAGACAAAACGACATGCAACGTTTTATTATGGATTTATTCAGAATAAAAGCTGAAATTATATGCGAGCGCTTTGATCCTGAAACATTGATGCAATTTAAGGGTGATATTGACGATGTGACTGCAAGCCAAGCAATTACGTTGCTTAAAACAAATAAATTGCGTGGTTTAACGCTTGGTATTGAAACAGATACATCGTTTAATCAATCGCAATCAATCGAGCAAACACAGGCCGCAATAAAAGCAATCAACGAAACAATGAATATTGCTTTTAATGCTGTAACAGAACAACCGCTTTTGTTGCCTTTGTATAAACAGATGATCGGCTCGATTATTTCGCAATTACCAAATGCACGTCAATTTGAAAGCACAATTGATGATGTATTTGATAAGATAGGAAAAGAATTGCAACAAGCAGAGATTGAAGAACAGCAAACGCCGCCTGATCCGCGTATGATCGCAGTTCAAAACCAGGCTCAAAAGAATGCTCAAGACTTTGAGATTAAAAAAGAGCAAAACCGCCTTAAAGCAGATGAATTGGTCATGAAAAAGAATATTGAGGATAAAAAAGTTGCTCAAGAAAACATTGAAGCCAATATGCAATTTGCTTTGAAAAGACAACAACAGGCAAATGGTGAGGTTGTATCAACAAATATTACGACCGGCCGTGTGCCTGAATTTTAAGGAATTAAGACAATGGATATTTTGTATTACATTGGCGATGGTTCAAATCATAACAATCGCGAATTGCTTTATTCTTTGCGCTCATTGGAAGCCCATTGCAAAGATGTTGATGATGTGTGGATTGTTGGAAACAAACCGGCATTTTTGGGTGGTGTCAAATATCTGTGGGTTCCTGATGATGGTTTATGGTGGCAAAATGCTTTTCGTAAGACTATGGCCGCAATTAATGCCGGTATCAGTAAAGAATTTTTGCTTATGAATGATGATTTTTATATGCTTAAAGACTTTACTGCCGCAAAATATCCGCATTATTGCAAGGGTGAACTTCCCGATATGCCTAACAACAAGTATCAAGAAGTTCTTGCTAATACAAAAAGAATTTTGCAACGTGAGGGCTATCCAACCAAGCATTTTGGTGTTCATTGTCCTATGCGAATAGATAGCGAAAAATATAAACAAATTGAGCGTTTTTATCAAGGTCGTTATTCTGATCAACCAGTATCAGCACGTTGTTTATATGGCAATTTGTTTTGTCGTGGCATCGATATTGATGACAATAAAAGCAAAGAGTTTAAAAACGGCAAAACTGGCTGTTATTCATCGACAGACTGGGTTGACGGTGACACGTTTCAAAAATTAGAAGATTTATTCCCTAATCGATCGAAATGGGAAGAAAACGAAATTTAAGGATAAAAACCAATGTTTAAAGAAGAGTTTCAATTGCCGGATGGCGCAATCGCAACATGTGTGGCCGATGTGGATGCATATTTAAAGCGATCGGGTGACGTTCCGGCAAGTGATTATAGCGACAGTTACAGAAAAAATTGTCGCTATTTTTCTGAGCGGCAACAGGAAAAAGAAAATTTTGCCGAAGTTTTAAAACAATATAAAAAAAGGATATGGAATGAGTGATATCACTGAAATTGAAAAAGAGTTGAACGCGGCCATTGCCGAAAGGGATGCGCAAGTTACAGCTCAACAAGAAAAAACAAACGAAAATGCCAACGAAGAGCAGAACAACGGTGCCACTGCAGACGCACCAGAGGTTCTGTCCGCTCCTGAAGCATACGCAAAAGAGTTTAAGGATGCTTTTAATACCCTCGCGCCCAATTGGCAAAAATATTTGATCCAACGGGAAGAGGAAGCTCAAAAAGGCCTCTCAAAACTACAAGGCAAATTAGGATCATACAAATATATTGATGATGCTTTCAATGCAAATAAGGATTATTTACTTGCTAACGGCATAAATTCGCCGAAAGAGTATAACGATTTAATGCATAATACATTTACTTCGTTAATAAGCAATCCTGAACCGACATTAAAAAGTTTAGTCAATTCGTATGGTTATGATTTGCGACCAATAACGAACAACCGCGATGACGGCAATCCTTATGCAAACGAGTTTGCTCAGATTAAGCAAGAGTTGCAAGATCTGAAAAATTATCGCTTTACGCAAGAACGTGCAATTCAAGCCGAAAATCGGCAAAAGGCCGATCAATTGGTTGCTGACTTTGCCTCCGCTAAAGATGAAAATGGCAATCCGAAACATCCTTATTTTGAAGATGTTCGTCAGGATATGTTTAACATCATTAAAAGCGGGCTAGAGAATGATCTAGATAAAGCTTATGAGCGCGCAATTTGGGCGAATAATGACATTCGCACAAAAATTATTGCATCTCAACAAAAAGAAAATCTTAATTCTAAAGTGGCAAAGGCAGTTGAAGCAAAAGATGCGACTTTTAAGGCGACATCAAAAACTTTAGCAAACGAAAAAGATTTAAGCGTTGAGGATGAGTTAAGACAGCGGTTCAAAGAAAAAGGGCTAATTTAACTTTAGGAGATTTTTTATATGACAAGTCCAAACACAAATTACGATGATATTTTTACCGCAACGCTTGAAAATCGTAGCGGCAAACTTGCTGATAATGTCACAAAAGGCAATATTTTGCTTAAGACGTTATTGGAAAAAGATAAAATTCGCACATTTGACGGCGGTTCCAAAATTTTGGAAGAGTTGGAATATGGCGAAGGCGATATGGTGTGGTATGGTGGTTTTGACACAATCACATATTCGCCGAAGCAGTTATTCACAGCCGCTGAATATGCAATGAAACAGTGCGCAGTGCCGGTGGCAATTTCGGGCGAAGAAGAGCTGAAAAATAGCGGAGCTGAAGCAATGATTAAGCTTTATGCAAAACGCATTGATAATGCTCAGAAAACGCTTAAAAATAAACTTGGTGCGGCCATTTATGGCGATGGAACGGCTTCTTCCGGTAAATCAATCACCGGCTTAAAAGCCTTGGTTGCTGATGACCCGACAACCGGCACGGTTGGTGGTATTAACCGCGCAACAGGAACTAATGCATTTTGGCGCAACAAAACACGCAGTGCAACATTGGATTCTGCAAATTTGCTTTCAAATATGAATTCACTTTATATGGCTTGCACTCGTGGAAGCGACCATCCGGATCTTATCGTTGCCGGTGGCACTATTTTCGGAAAATACGAAATATATTGCCAAAGCAAAATGCAATTCACGGATCCGAAATTAGCAGATGCCGGATTTAACGCATTGCGTTATAAAGGAACATATGTCGTGTGCGATAATGGCAATTGCCCTGAAAATAAAATGTATATGTTAAATACTGATTACATTTATTTCAGACCGCATAAAGACCGCAACTTCCGTGTTATCGGTGGTGACAGATTGGCAATCAATCAGGATGCAAAATACAAACTGATCGGTTGGGCTGGTAACATGACAATGAGCAATGCTTCGTTGCAAGGTGTGTTGATTGATACATCTTCTTCAACAGCAAGCAGCTAATCAAAATAAGGGGGGTGTAATTTTACATTGCACCCCTTTTTTCTACAATAAAGAAAGGAAATATAATGAATACTCAAGAAGAAAATGTTTTTGCTCGCTTTTATGATAAGGTTGTTAAAACAGATAGTTTTAAAGAAAACAACATGCCCATCTTTGAGGAAAAAACATATATCGAAATACGAATTACGGATGACAATGATATTGTTGACAGAATTGCTGAAGATAGCGACAAAGAACGCTTTCCGGCAGAATATCAACACTATGTAAATTCTAAGAAAATAAAACAAGAGGGAACGCCGCTTAACCAATATTCTTTTTTAACGGCTATTCAATTAGAAAATTGCCGTTATTGCAATATTGAAACAGTCGAACAATTGGCGTCAATAAGCGATGACAAGGCCAAGATTTTTGATTTGTTTGATGAAAAAATGGCGGCTAATCAGTTTTTAGAAAACGCAAAAAGTTTTTCGGAAAAAGAGTTGAAATTCAAAGAACAAATTGAAGAACTTAAGGCAGAAAATGAAAAATTAAGAGATGAAATTGAAGCTTTGAAAAACACAAATAAAGATTTTAACAAATAGGAGCTAAAATGGATAATATCTTAAGCATATGTCAGGAAGTGGCGGATTTGGCCGCTGTTCAAAAGCCAACCGATTTATTTGATGAAAACAGTCAAAATGATCGTGTTTTTAAGTCAATGGCTATTGATACATTAGAAGAATTGATGCGTTATGGCGATTGGCAGGAATTAACATCAGAAGCCGAAATTTATACAATTTGCGGAAAATCATCATACAGGATTGAAGATGTTGCGTCAAATTTTTACTGTATTTTGAACAACACCATTTATATTAAGGATCATCAAGATAAAGTCGTTGGTTCTATTACACCGCAACAGTGGGCAAAAGAAAAAATGTATAATTGCCCAAGCCTTGATATAAAATTTAAGATACAAAACAACTGCATCAAATTTTTAAAAGCACCGCCCGCAAATTTAAAAATCGTGTTTACTTATCGTAGCAATACAATTTGTTGGGATGCTAAAACATATGAAGAAAAATCAAGAATAACAAAAAATACAGATGTTCCGATTTTTGATAAATATTTAGTCAGATTGGGCATTACGTGGCGTTGTTTTTGCCGCAATGGTTTAGATTATGCCGAAGCTTATAATCAATATCAGCGAGAATTAAAGAAAAGATTTGGCACCGGTGCGGCAACTGAAGATATTAACTTGGCCGGAGTTGATTGCGGCGATGGCTTAACATCGGGAGTAATTGTTTATGCGCAAAATGACTGTCAATCGTGCTGTTAAAAGCCGTGATTTTATTTTATCAGCACCAATTAACGGATTAAATGCCCGTGATAACATAGATGCTATGGATCCATTGTATGCCATCACGATGGACAATTATATTCCACTTGATAGCAAAATTCAATTGCGCCCTGGTTTTTCTAAATATGCTGATCTTAGCGATATTGGCGAAATTTATGGTTTGGCCATGTATAGAAAACCAAATAATAATAAATTTATTGCCATCAGTAATGGCAAAGCGTATAACATTACAGGCGGAATGAATATCACCGAATTAGGCAGTATGCCTGGAGGTGTTGAATGTCAAAAAGTTCAATATAAAGATCATTTGTTTTTTATGAATGGATCTAGCACACCAAAAGTGTATTATATTGATGACAACAACACTGTGCATTTTGAAGATTGGGGGTTTTCAGGCACCAATTTATATGATGAAAGGATAATTAATGGTGCTGTCAGTAAAGAATTTTTATGGTTTGTTGAAAAAGGAAGCTTAAAAGCTTGGTATGCGGCAGAAGCCGGAAATGTTAGCGGCACATTGAATAGTTTTGATTTGGCTCAAATCAGTAAATATGGCGGCGAACTTATTGCTATTGCCGATTGGACTGTTGATGGCGGTCAAGGCATTGATGATTTAACGGTATTTGTTACATCTGAAGGCGAAGTTTTTGTTTACAGTGGTTCTAATCCTAACAGTGCATCAAGTTGGGAATTAAAAGGCTCATACAAAATGAGCAAACCGATTGGATATAATTGTTTGGTTCCCTATCAGGGTGATATCGTCATTATCAGCGAAGATGGTTATATTCCTCTTAGCCGTGCATTGGCATTAGGTGCAAGCGGTCAATCAAATTATGCTTTTTCTGATAATATTCGCGGTTTAGTGCTTGATAGAACATCAACCGGCAGAGATAAAAAAGGTTGGCAAGGGATTATTTACACAAAGCGCGGTTATGGCATTTTTAACGTGCCTAACAATTTAACATTTGAACAGCATGTCATTAATGTAAACACCGGTGCATGGTGTAGATTTACCGGCATAAATTCGCGTATTTGGTGCGAATATGATAATAATCTTTATTTTGCGTCACCGAAAATTGTTTATAAATTTGATAGTTCTTGGTCTGATGACGGCTTGGAAATTGAGGGGCATATTGAACAAGCTTATAATAATTTAGGAACCAACGCATTAAAGCGAATTCCTTTGCTTAATCCAAAAACAAAATGCAGTAGTAATTATAATTTGGTTATTTACACAAACATGGATTATGAAAAGCAAAAAGTTGATTATCACACAAGCATTGGCATTGATGATGGCGCAAAATGGAATAAAGCAAAATGGAATGAAGCCAAATGGTCATGTTCAAAAGCTGAACTAATTCGATCCCAATGGATAGAAAATTCAGCGGTTGGATATAAAGCAAGTATTGTTTTCAAGACAAAAACGAAAGGTCGGACAATAGAGTGGTATAATACGGGGATTAGATATGATGTCGGATCGGGTATTATGTAAAGTTGATGAAACAAAGCAAACATTGTTATATGTTGCCGATGGTTTGGGCGATAATCCGGATGATTATTTGCCATGCTTATCGTTGAATATATCGCTTAACGGCAAAACAATTGCCGGAGTCCTCTTAAATGATTTGCGCCCTGGTCGTGATGTTTGGATGACAATTTATTCATCAGATAAACGGTGGGCAACGCGAAGCGTCATTAAATATGTGTTTGGTATCATATTTAATTTAATGAATTGTAAGCGTGCATCAGTGTTTGTTACGGTTGACAATTTGAAAAGCCTAAAAATGTGTGAAAGGTTAGGCTTCAGAAAAGAAGGTTGCCTTCGTCAGTTTCGGGATGATGGCAAAGATTGTTTTGTTATGGGAATGTTAAAACAGGAGTGCAAATGGTATGAGCAAAAAGAAAAAAGTAAGTTATGATTACACGCCATATAATAATTATATGGATTATCTCAAAAATTATGACACATCAAATGTGGACAATACTTTGAGCAGTTTAACAAATTATGCTAGCAATACAGCGGCACAAAATTTGGGTAACATGGGAAATTATACATTCAGTGTTGATGGATCCGATGCGGCACGGAAGAGGGCTGAAAATGCGACATATAATTCTTATGTTGAAAAGCTTAGCCCTCAATTTGAGCAACGGCGTGCCGATTTAGCCACCGCTTTGCAAAATAAGGGCATACCGGTTGGTTCTGAAGCATATCAACGCGCCATGAATGATCTTGAAAAAGAGCAAAATGATGCGCTCAATCAGGCATCATATGCCTCTGTGTTGAATGGTCAAAATGCTTTTTCTCAGTCATTGGGTAATGAGGTGACAGCCGGTCAGTTTGGAAATTCAGCTCAACAAGCATTTATTAATCAGCTTTTGAGCGCATTATCAGGTTCGGCAAGCGGATATGAAAATCAACAAAATATCTTTTCAGTTGGAACTGGTAAATCTGATTTGAAATATGCACAAGATAAGGCAAATGCAAATAGTGGTTTGGCCGGTGCCTTATCCGGTGCGTTACAGGGCGCCGCAACAGGATTTGCAACGACAGGCAATCCGTGGGGCGCTGTTGCTGGTGGTGCATTGGGTGCATATAGCGGATATCAACAAAATCCATATGTATAAGGAGTTAAAGTATGATAAATCAAAACTTTGCCGGAATGACGGCAAGCATCCATCGAGCCAATAGGCCTGATATTGTGCCCGCCAAAGAGGTTGATTTTATTGATGTTATGCGCAAAGCCGGTCAAGATTACGAAAAGGCACAACAAAAGGCAAAATTAAACGCTTTAGCCGTTGCCTTAAAGAATAAAGATCAAGATCAGATTGACAGTGCATATGCTGATGTTGATCCATACGGCCGCGCTGGTTGGCTTTATGATCGTAATGCCAAAGTTGAAGATCGCGATGCCGATTTTCAACATGATTATAATATGGCAGATAAGCAATTGCAAAATAGCATTGCTTTAAGCGATCATAATTTTGGTAACAGCAAAAGTTTGGCGCAATTCAATATATCTTTGCAACAGCAAGAAAACGAGAGAAAAAAAGCGGAAGCACAGGCGGAGTTGCAAAAACGACTTGATGTTATTGAACAAATGCATAATGCCGGCACAATTTCAGATCTGCAATATATCGGCGCAAGATCTAATTTGTTAAATCTTGGTTTGGAAATACAAAAGCAAACATCAATTAAAGATTTTGCCGCGGCGGCAAAAGATTTGGCAAGCGCAAATGTTGATAATGATGCGCTCAATCAATATGCATCAGACAATGGCTTTAGTGGCTTAAAATTCAATCCGGCGGAGAAAAAATACGCAAATGGCGATGTTGGATTGGTGCAAATGATGGTTGATGAAGGCGTTCCTGTTATGGATGCCATGTCACGCGTTGGCAAAATGTCTGCCGATGAAAAGCTTGACTATGAAACGAAAAAAGCACAAAACACAGGTGCAATTAAATTCGGTTATGATAGCGCATTGGCTAATTTGAACGCTGAAAACGCATTGAACAATAATCTTGCATTGGAAAACATTAAAAACGATAATGCAGAACGTGGCAGACTGCACCAATTCAATCTTGATATGCAAAAAATGCAAGCACAAAGCGAATTGAACAAGGATTTTGAAACATTTAAGTCTGAATTGCCAACGGAAACGCTCCGTAATGCACAACAAATGTCAGCTTTATCGGGTGAGCCTGTTGATAAAATCTTAATGCAAGACTATCAAGCAAAACAGATTGAGGCACGCCAAAAATTGGCTGATATTGATTATAAACAGGCTCAAACGGAAAAAATTCAGCGTGAAAACAGTCAGCCTTATATTTCGCCGATTGATGAATATCGTCAAAGAGCCGAAATTGATGAGGAGATTAAACAACGAAATGCCGACCGGAAAGCTCAACTTGAGAAAGAGGAGTCCGCTAAGCAAAACGAAGTTATGCGACCGCGTGTTATTCAAGCAATTTCACGTGCTAAAGATGCCTTAAAAGACGGCACAGGTTTAGGCCAATTCGGTGGTTGGGGTTGGACAAGCGAAGATGGCGGTAAGAATAGAGCCGCAATTCAATCTGCACAAGCCCAAATCAATACGGTTATGCGTGGAATGTTAAAAGAGATGGGCGTTGGATCAACAGAATTGAACTCCGCCGCTGAAGCCGCCGCATATCGTTATACAATTAGTCCGAATATGCCAATCAGCCAAATTGAGCAAATCATTGAAAACTTTGAACAAGATTATCTTGATGGAACTTTACAAAATGAAGTCGCCGCAGTTGCTAGCCAATATGGTGGCGGTTCCTCGCCAACAGTTGGCACCATTGAAGATGGTTATCGTTTTAAGGGTGGCAATCCGGCTGATAAACGAAATTGGGAGAAAGTTAAATGAAGCCATGGGAAAAATATGATAAAAAATTTGATCCTGAGGCATTAGCTAAAGTTAAGGCTAACAACGATGATTATATTCAACGTGTAGAAAAAAGTCGGCCTTGGTTAGATAAAAATCCGGTTGGTAGATTGGCCGTTGCAGCTATGCAAGGAATAACGAACTCAATGCTCAATCCTGCCGGATATGTTGCAAGAGCGGCCGGAATGGATACAAAACCATTTAAGCCGGAAACAGCCGGCGAACGCATCGCAGAATTAGGTGGACAATATGGTTTTGATGGTGCAGTTTTGGCGGCAACTGGTGCGGGGTTAGCTGATGCCGGAATGTTAGGTTCCGGCACCACGACCGCAAGCAAGGTTGCGCAAGCGGTGCTTAATCCTGGTATGACGCCGACACTTGCCGGCACAACCGGAAGTGCTATTTTAACCGGTTCATTAAATCCACGCAATCCGATTGAACGTTTTGCCACCGATTTAATTGGTGGAATGGCGGGCGCCGGTGCCTTAGGAAAAGCAAATCAGCTTCTTAATCCGAAAGCCATCAAGGCTGATGATGTTAAAGCAATTAAAGCTTTACGCAAAGCCGTTGGCGATAAGGTTTTGGATGATACGCTTGCCGAAGCCCAAAGAACCGGCCGCACAATGGTTGAGGTTGGCGATGATCAGATTATGCAAGCGGCACAGCAAGCACGTCAACAAACGCCGCAAGCGCGGAAAATTCTTGAAGAGCGCATGACTTCTGTCGCCGAAGAGCAACCGAAAAGGATGCGCGATTTCATCGATCAGACTTTGGGAACGCGCACCCGTGGCGCAACTGTTGAGGAAGTCGAGGAATTAGCCGCACGCGAAGCCGCGCCTTATTATGAAAGCTTAAAAGGTAAAGACCTTGAACGCATTCAGATTAAAAATAAGCTCGATAAAATTAAGCCTGAAAGATATCAACGCGTTGATCCTGTCACTGGTTTGACGGATGATGAATATTTGCAAATGGTTATAGACCAAGCAAACCAAGCAGAATTAAACATCGCCAAAGGCAATCCGAATAAAATTAACAGTGGCGCACGTCATATGGTTGTTGATGACAAGGGAAAAATCAGCAACAGGGCACCTTTTATCCAAACATTAAAAGACACTGTTTCAAAACCCGATATTAGGTTTAATAAGGCGGGCGATGAAAATCTGATGCGAGCAATACAAGACACATCAAATGGCAGAAAGTATTTTGATAATGTCGTTTTGCGCAATGGTGAACTTTATACAAAATATCCCGCAAAAACCAATCAGGTTGCGGGAAAATTAAAGAACCCAATTGACAACTTATCCATCAACGGGGATCTTCGCAATGATATGGGGATAAGTCCCTCATTGGAAGATAATATTAATATATCACCTTTTGGAGAATATGTCAATAAAAATCGTTTTATCCAAAACGAAATATCTAAGGTTCGAAAAGATTTAACATTGCCGGAAGATATCTTAAAGGCACCCGACACAAGTTTTGATGTGTTGGATAATGTTAAGAAAAACATTGATGATGCAATCCGTGTTGCTAAAAGAACAGGCGAAACGGAAAAAGCGGCACGCCTTGTGCAACAAAAAGCCACATTGCTTGATAAAATGGATGAAATTGTGCCTGAATATAAAACGGCACGTGATATCTATTCGGATAGCTATAAATTCAGAGATGCGGCTGAAATGGGGCAAGCGATTTTTGATAATAAGCAAAGCATTGATGACTTTAAGCGCGCAATTAGTGGCATGAGCTCAAGGGAAAAAGATGCTTTAGCCATTGGAGTCCGTGATGATCTTTTAACAAAAATCGGTGCAAGAGAAAATGAAGCTTTAGGCTTTAAGGCTTTATTATCACGAAACGCACAAGAAAAAATCCGTGCGGCGCTAGGAAAACAGCGCGGAGATAAAATCATCAATGAAGCAAAAGATGAAATTCGCTTTAATCGCAATTTTAATAAGCTGATGCGCGGTTCTCAAACATCAGAAAAACAAAATTTGCGTGATCAGGCAAATATGTGGATTAAGATTTTCAAAAATCCAACGGGTATCATTGGGGAAGTTCTTAACCCTATAAATGAAAATATAGTTAATCGTAACAATACAGCTATTGCAAGATTTTTAGCCGATCCGAAAGCTGAAAATGTAGCAAGAAACATCAAAGCTTTTCGAGAGATTAACAAATTTTCACAGCCTGAAACGAAAGCGGCAACATCAACTTTAATAAGGTCATTATTAGAGTATAACAACGATAACAAGTAATTCGGGAGCTTCGGCTCCCTTTTCTTTTAAGGAGATGCAAAATGCCTTTTGATAGTGAGGGAAATTTTTCTCGTGTATATAATTGGGAAAATGATCGTCAAAATGATGTCAATATCATGAGTGATAGGCAAGATATTGAAGATGATAATTTTGCAGAGGGTTTGTCGCAATGCTTATTAAGAAGTGGCATTGTGCCTATGAGTGGTGACTTAAAATTAGGTAGTTTTCAAATAAAAAATCTTGCAGATGGCACTGCCGCCAATGATGCTGTTAATAAATCGCAATTTGATGCCCTAAATACAACATTAAGGAATTTTATTGCGACAAGTATAAGCGATACTTTGGCAAACTTATACCCTGTTGGATCCATTTATATTGGCACACAAACAACGTGTCCGCTGGCTTCGCTTATAAGCGGTTCACAATGGGAAATTGTTGCAACAGACCGTGCTTTGTGGGGTGGTGATGGCTCAAATGCCAATTCAACGATTGAAGCCGGTTTGCCGAATATTACTGGCACGTTCCAAGATGGCAACGAGTATGGTAGCAGTGACCAGTTGTCAGGAGCTTTTTATAGGACAGATTTACCAGGACACACACCATATGATGGAAACGGCTATCCTAAAAGAGCCGGATTTGATGCATCAAGATCAAATGAAATTTACGGCAGATCATCAACGGTTCAACCGCCGGCATATCGTGTCAACATATGGCGCAGAACAGCATAAATGAAAGGAAAACAAATGGATTGGCTACAATTTTTAGAAATAATATGCGTTCCGGCGTTTGTTTGGATGATTTACGATTTATCAGGCGTCAAAAAGGATTTGGCTGATTTTAAAATCAAAGTTGCTGAGGATGCAATTAAATACGCTACAAATGAAGCAATTTTGCGCATGGAAAGCAAAATTGATGATCTTCGAGATTTGATAATTGACGAGCTAAAAACAAAAAAGGTGGGAAGAAAATGACAGCTTTTATATGGGAAAAAGCTTTTAATACCGTCATCGGAATTGAAGCGGGTTATCAATGCAACCCTAAAGATCGAGGAAATTGGACAAGCGGGAAAGTTGGCACCGGTGAATTAAAGGGCACAAAATACGGTATTTCGGCGATGGCATATCCAAATTTGGATATTAAAAACTTGACGCTTGAGCAAGCAAAAGAGATTTATCATCAAGATTATTGGTGCAAATACAAGTGCGATTTTCTACCTGATGCATTAAGTTTGGCCGTTTTTGATTATGCAGTTAATAGCGGAAAGCAAGCGGTTTATGATCTTCAACGCAGTTTAAATGTGACTGTTGATGGCGTTATCGGCAATCAAACAGTCGGTGCGGCCAACAGTAGGCCGATAAAAGAAGTTTATCAAGATTATTTGTTGCGCCGGCTTAACTTTATGATTTCAAAATGTGACTGGCAAACAAATGGCAAAGGATGGGGAAAACGTATCAATACAATTAATTTAGAATGTGAAAGGTTAATGTAATGGGGATATTTTTTGGTTTATGGCGGCGCGTTTTTGGTGGCTATGATTGCGAATTTGATTTATTTGATAAACGCGGCGTGCAAATGATTTTATGCATCTTAACGGTGTTTCTGTGGGAATGGCTGTATAAAGGTTTTGTTTGGTATATTGCCGCTATTGTCGCAGTTTTGGTTTATATTTTTTGGTGCAAAGGTCATTTTTATTATTTCAAATGCGGAACGGAGTCCGATCAATATATTGATGAACAATTGGCAAAAGGTCGTAAACCGGCAATGAATTGGATTGTCGCGCCAATAAATAAATGGATCGGATTTGCTGAGCGTTCAAAACAATACTGCTTTATCGGTTTAATGATACGCTATTTTTTGTGGTCATTGCCGGTATCTGTATTTGTAGGGTGGCAATTTTCAGCTTGTGCTTTTGCTATACCTTTTATTTACAATGCCATGTTTTGGGTTGAGCTACCCAAAATAAAAATGGCTGGATCGCCGACAAATTGGGCTGAAATTTTTAGCGGCTTAATTATCGGTTGGGCTTTGTTTTAATTAACTGGAGGTTAAAATGTTTAGTTTGATATTAAGTTATTTAGGCACAATTTCGGCGGCCTATGGTTTAATTGTAGCTGTAAGCACATTTATTGTTAAAGTTACACCATCAACCAAAGACGATGAATTCATGTCTAAAGTGATAAAATTCTTAGATAATTTTAGCACGGCATTTACAAAAGATGATTTGGCAAAATTGGCAGAAGCTGAAGCTGAATTAAAGAAAAAACTAGCAAAAAAGTCTAAATAAACAATTTTTTTGCATATATCTGTAAAAAAATTACAGATTTTGTGATTTTTTCACAAAATAAGCGATTTTTATAGGCTTTTTTATTAAACAAATAGCAATGACACACGCAAAGCATTGATTTTCCTTGCTTTGCGTGCTTTTTTTGTCTTTATAGCAAGAGGAAATGACATGACAATTCAAGATATAAAATTAGACGATGCAGAGCGACAAACATGCGAGATATGGACACGCGTCATGGGCTATCACCGGCCTGTCAGCGAATTTAATCGCGGCAAAAAATCAGAATATTATAGCAGATTATGTTTTTCTGAAAATAAAATCACGCCGCAACTTTCTGACGCACAAAATCTAACTGGTCTTTAATAGCCAAAACTTCGGCGCGATGTTCTCTTAAACGGTTGATAATTTGGTTCGAAGATTGTTCAGCCGGGGCAGCCACACTGAACACGGGTTGCATTTTATCGCGTAACCCGTTGTTTTTACAGCATAAAATGCGGTTCGCAGAGGCTGAAAAATTAGCGTTCGAATTTTGCCCAAAATTGCCCTCTAAGCCTTTATTTTCAGAGGGTTCGCAAGATTGATTGTTTTCACCGTTATTTGAACCCTGACTGGACTCCGAACTTTCCATATAACAAAACGGCGCATTTAATTCATACCCGATATTTCCCTCTTTTAATTTCAATTCCTTAAACAGAAAGTGCAACAAAAGTTGTTTGTTTTCCACACTTTTGCCGGCACGATAAGCATCGCCGATATGGCAAACCAAATCAAGCAGATCAAGCACAACTTCATTAAATCCATCGTCAGCGACTCCGTGTGCTTTTATTTCCGTTTCTATGCGTGATTTTTTCAAATTCATCTCATCGCGCTTATCTTCATAGGTCTGTTTATCGATTTCATCATCTAGGCGCATATTAAACAATTTTTCAAGCCTTGCATCAATTTTGGTTAATTCAGCTTTTAGGTGACTTAATTCTTTATTGCGGAAGTCAATTTCAGCCTGTTTTGCATCTTTAATATGATTGCGAAAATCTTGCACCATGTTTTCAGGAACGGCAATTCGATTAAGAATTGAAACAATTTGATTATCAATTTCCTTTTCCGGTATATATAACCTTGTTCCATTTTCTTTATAGCAAACAACATAAAAAAACTTATTTTTCTTAATTTCACAGGGACAAATCACATTTTTATAATAATCGGTAAAAATACCGCGATATAAAAACGGAATATCACCATATTTAAATGGTTTTGCACCAAGCAATATCTTTTGTTCTTGGCATTTATCCCATAAAGCTTTTGAAATTAACGGTGTATATACGTGACGATATAATTTCCCTTTGGCCAACATTTCGCCATAGTAAAAGGGGTTTCCTAAAATATGAAAAATCGATGTTGTAGTCAATTTTCGGCCACTGTATGAGCGCAAACCCCATGTATCGGCATATCGTGCCAATTGGTGGGCTGAAGTGCCACCAACCGAATATAATTCAAATAATCGCCGGACATATGTTGCATCTGGTTCTTTTGGTCTGATTGAATGTTTGCCGTTTTCATCAACAAAATTTTCATATCCGCACGGTGCAGATCCAGCGCGTTCGCCATTTTTAAGTTTATAATCGAGCGATCGGCGCACATTTTCTGACAACTGCAAAACATATGCTTTTGCACCCATAACGGAAAAATCCCAACGCATAATATCTGTTGACGATGAATTTTTGCCGATAACCATGCCTTCGCGATAAAAATGTAATTCGATTTTCTCTTGTCTGATTAAATCGTCAAGCATAACGCTTTCTTTGAACGAGCGTTGCACCCGATCAACTGCATCGGCAATTATGGCAATAGTTTCGGGCTGAGCTTTGCAGAACTCAATCATCTGCATAAATTCTTTACGCTTCCCGCGTGTTGAACTCTCTATTATTTGAAATGATTTGATGACTGTCAGGCCTTTGCGTTTCGCATAGTCTAAAAGGCGTGTATTTTGAGCAGGTAAGCTGTGCCCCTCTTCCTGTTCTTTCGTTGATACTCTCGTTAATATGACGGCTTTCATTCCGTGCTTCCATCAAACAAACCGTTAAACATTTCATTGCACCGATAAAAATGCGCGACATTTCGGCCAATTCGTCACGATCAATTGGTTTGCCGATTAATGTCTGTATGTCTTTATCTAATGCATCCATAGTTTTAACTTATTTTTTACTTTTGTTCAAGTTTAAAGTTCCCAATTTTTGCAATTTTCTTATTTCCTTTATCTGTGCCTTTGGATCTATCCAATACCCCTTAAAACAATTTCCATAAACAAGCCCATGCATGGCAAGATAAATCACAGCTTGTATTTTGTGCTGGTATTCTTTAACCTTTTCGCCTCTAATCCATACTTCAAACATTTCGCACCCTATCAATTTATCGTTACAATCTCGCGTTTTTCTAAGTCGCAAACAATGGCTTCTTCTGATGCATAATCGTGTTGCGTTACATAATCGACCGGATTGTAAAAAGTTGGTGTTTTCTCAAAATCAAAGCCATACAGATCTATTTTGGCCGCACCGGCTTCACGGCATAAATCA